AAGGTGCTACAGGTTCTAAAGGTGCTACAGGTTCTAAAGGTGCTACAGGTTCTAAAGGTGCTACAGGTTCTAAAGGTGCTCAAGGTACTCAAGGTTCTAAAGGTGCTACAGGTACTAAAGGTGCTCAAGGTACTCAAGGTGCTCAAGGTACTCAAGGTGCTCAAGGTACTCAAGGTGCTACAGGTACTAAAGGTGCTCAAGGTACTCAAGGTGCTGGAGGTGGTGCTGGACCTCAAGGTGCTCAAGGTGCTCAAGGTGCTCAAGGAGCTACAGGAGGCTTTTCAACTAATTCTAACGCACAAGTTAATTCTTTGGGTGTTGGGGTCATCGCGACCGGAGGAGCTGGGTCTATTAGAGCAACAGGGGATATTACTGCTTTCTACTCTTCAGACTCAAGATTTAAAGAAAATATCCTTCCTATAACCAACAGCATAGAAAAAGTAAAATCACTCTCTGGAATAACGTTTGATTGGACGGATGAGTACATGGTTGAGCATGGGGGAGAAGATCCTTATTTTATGAGGAAAAAAGATGTAGGGGTTATAGCACAAGAACTTAAAAAAGTTTTGCCCGAACTAGTGGTAGAGAGACCTGATGGAACTTTAGCCGTTAAATATGACAGAATTAGTGCTCTACTTATTGAAGCGATCAAAGACTTGAATGAGATTGTGGAGAAAAAACAATGACAATAAAAGCTTCAGGGTCTTCGTTATCTTTTAGTGAAATTTTTACCGAGATGAATGGTCCGGTTTATGAAGGAGTTAAGACTCAAAGTAATGTAAGTATGAGATGGTGGATAGGACATCCATTAGACAGTGACTCTACTCCTGGAATGCCTCAAGATACTAATCTTAGTATGAGTGATTTTTATAGTAAAACACGGTATGGCTACGATGAAGATTCTTTTAGTAATCGATTTATAACAACTTTTAGTAATGGAGATATGGCTGTTGAGTTACTAAGTGATTTTGGTTTTGTTACTGCTACAGTTTCTAGTTCGGCTACTGGAGGTACTATTCCTACCCTGGGGTATGGTTATGATGGAAATAACTTAGGTCCAAGCAATCTAAGTGTCCTCCAGGGTAGATTTGCAATATTTACTATTCAGTATAAAAGTGCGTATACAGGCGGGAAGATTACAATGTCAGTCCAACCTCCTGGCTCGGGCTGGATTAATGGATCTTTAGTCAATCCAAGGACCTTGAACAGATTTAATACTAATGGGGGCTCTGGAGCGAATTTTACCAACTACTGGAGTGTTGGCAATATACGTTTTTACAATGATAATGTTGAAAGAAACCTTTTGAACTCCCTCATGACTAATCCTATGGATAGTGTATTCGGAGGAAGAAATTTTCAACTCTCTTTTAGAATTTTAATGGAAGAAGCTGTAATTTCAAATACGAGTGCATCTTCACCCTTAATTTTTAGGACTAGAGAAACTGCAACAAGTCAACCAGATATTTATCGAGAAATTGGTATTTATTACGGGTTTGTTTAATAGGATAATTTTATGGAACCGACAGAAACAAAAATTTTACATATTTTAACATATACTAACCATGAGACATACCCAGATAACTTTGCGTATGCGGTTCAATATGTTTATAACTTTGAGCACGAAGGAAAAAAAGTTAGTAGCGCATTTACAGCGGAACTAAACACTGATAATACAGATAACTATATTCTTTGGGAGGAGCTTACAGAAGAAACTGTTTGGGGCTGGATATCTGACGAAGAGCTGGCTAGTACAAAGGCTGTAGCCATGCAACAAGCTAATGATAGACTTTTCCCTAATTATACCACTCACGAAGTATTTCCCTGGGGGTCATAAAAAAGGGGCATATAGCCCCTTTTTATTACTCTCCCACTTCTGGAGTTTTTTCTAGTTCTGTCTGAAGTAGTCCTTCGAAACCTCTGCGAGCAACTTCAACTTGATCAAGTCGTGCTTGAGTAGCTGTTTTCTGCTGCATTAAGTCCTGAATTTGTCCTACCAAATATTTTGCATTATCTGATAAATCTTCAATAACGTAAGTCTGTTCATTAAATACCAGAGTGGGTTTTTCTTGAATATCAGTCATTATATTTCCTATTTAAAAATGTCTTGCCAGTTACCAGTAGTACTGGCTCTAGCGTATTCTGTAGAACGATTTTCGAAAAAGTTCGTATGTTCTACTGCGTTTATCATATAGTCTAACCAAGGAAGTGGATTACTTTCAGAATTGAAAATCTTCTTCATTCCTAGACCCATAAGTCTTTTGTCGGCAATATACCGAATGTATGCTTTTACTTCGGGAGCCTTTAAGTCTTTCACTTCAGCACTTCCAAAAGCAACATCAATAAATGCGTCCTCTAACTCTACCACTCTCTCGGCGGCACAGTAAATTTCATACTTTAATTCATCGTTCCATATTTCAGGGTTCTCTTGAATATAAGTTCTGAAAAGTTTTGACATTCCTTCAACGTGTAAGCTCTCATCTCGAATTGACCAAGTAACAATCTGGCCCATATTCTTCATAAGATTGTGACGCGGAAAGTTCAATAGAATAGCAAAACTACTAAACAATTGTACTCCTTCCGTAAAGCCACTGTATACTGCTAGTGTTTTAGCAATATCTTTTTTAGTGTTCATATTAAAGTTAGTCAAGTATTCATGTTTATCGGACATCTCTTGGACTTCCATAAACATTTGATACTCTTCTTCAGGAAACCCAAGAGTTTCTAGAAGAGTAGAATATGCGTCCTGATGAACGGCTTCCATTGCTGCAAATGCAGACAACATCATTCGTACTTCAGGAGCTTTAAACGTAGGCAGATAATGCTTCGCATATCCACAGCAAACGTCTACATCACTTTGCGTGAAAAAACGAAAGATATGTCCAAGCAAACGCTTACTACTATCATCCAAAGAACGATAATCTTTAAGGTCGTCTGCCATCGGGACTTCTTCTGGCATCCAATGAAGATGCTGTTGCGTCTTATACGCTTCATACGCCCAGTTATACTGAAACGGTTTGTAATAATTTCTTTCATCTGTAACCATAAACTACCCCTCACAAGCTAGACACGAATCTTCGTCGTCAAATATAAAATCTCTTAGTTTCTCGTCAGACACAACTTCTGCACGTTTGTATGCTTCACTTCTTGCATAGTACAATGTTTTCATACCACGTCGCCAAGCAAGCATATGAACATTGTGTAGTTCCTGCTTACTTACATCTGCGGGAAAGAATAAGTTTACAGATTGTGACTGGCAAATATGCTGCTGTCGGTCTGCTGCAAACTCTACAACCCAGCGCTGGTCAAGTTCAACGGCTGTTTTGAATACATCTTTCGTCCAAGTATCGAGAAAGTCAAGATGCTGAACGCTGCCTCCATGTGTCATAATATCTTTCCACACTTCGTCTGTATCCATTCCTAGCTCGTCAAGAACATGCTCCAAGTATTCGTTTTTCAGAAGACTTGTACCAGACTTTGTTTTCTGAGTGAAAGCATTCGCACGATAAGGCTCGATGCTCGGACTCGTGTTTCCACAAATAATACTACTACTAGCATTTGGGGCGATAGCAAGAAGATGAGCGTTACGCACTCGACCGCTTGCATCATCGGGGCAAGGGCCCCTTTCCTTTGCAAGCTGTTCTGTAGCCGCTACAGCTTCCGTCTTGATTTGAGAAAACATTCTCATATTAGCACTCTTTGCCATCGCACTTTCAAAAGCAATATTGTGTCGCTGAAGATAGGCATGAAAACCCATCGCTCCAAGACCAATTGAACGCTCTCTCATTGCACTAAACTTCGCTTTTTCAAGAGAAGAAGGTGCGTGCTGAATGAAGAATTCTAGTACATTATCTAGCATACGAACTAAGTCGGGAATGAACTCGGGAATATTCTTCCAGCTTTCATACTCTTCCAAATTCACACTAGAAAGACAACATACTGCCGTTCTTTCTTCGTTTGTAGGCAGAGTAATCTCTGAACACAGGTTAGAGTGGTGAACACGCAAGCCTAAGTTTCTTTGAAACTCGGGCAAGTCATTATTTACTGCGTCTTCAAACATAATGTAAGGTTCGCCAGTTTCTACACGGTTCTGAATGAGCTTCACCCAGAGTGCTTTTGCAGCAACAGTATTCGTTACTTCCCCACTATGAGGGTCAACCAAATCCCAGCTATCATCAAATCCGGGCTCTTGTGTCGCTTGCGCGATTAGCTTCATAAAGCTATCAGGAATGACCACAGCATGATGAAGATTGGTAGACTTTCTATTGATATCGCCGCCAGTAGGCTTGCGTACATCGAGAAACTCCTCAATCTCGGGATGAGAAATGTGTAAATAAGCTGCATATGAACCTCTCCTAGTTACTCCTTGTGAGAAAGCCAGCATCTCTGCGTCAACCACTTTCATAAAAGGGATAACGCCGGTGCTTTCGCTTCCGTTACTTGTGCGTGAACCTACAGAGCGAATGCTGCTCCAGCTTCCGCCCACGCCACCACCTACGGAAGACAAGAATGCATTCTCCGTATAGTGCCCTGTTAGCCCTTCTCTGCTATCTTCAACGTAGTTGAGAAAACAAGAAATAGGTAGTCCACGAGTAGTCCCTCCATTCGAAAGAATTGGAGTAGAAAACATAAACCACAGATTGCTTGCGTAATCATACAATCGCTGTGCGTGAGCTTCGTCATCTGCAAAGGCTCTCGCCGCACGTGCGAAAGCGTCTTGAGGCGACGATTCACCTTCAATAAAATATCTATCTTCTAGCGTTTGAATACCAAACTTAGATAGAAGACGATCTCTTCCATAATCAATTAACATTTATATATTCCTTTACTCGTTCGTCTATTTCTAGTAGACTATGCCCAGGATGTTCAATTGCTTCAGCACAATAGCTTATCAAATCCATCATCCTATAATTTTTTAGTATTAGATCCTTGCTCGCATTAAGAGACTGAATATATTTATACCTACTATCTATCGGTAAAGCATCATAAATATCAAATGCTGTACCATACTGTTGAAGAAGTTCAGTAGCTCTTTTAGGGCCAATCCCTGGAACTCCATCAATATTATCTCCTTTATCTCCTGTCAAGACTTTAAAAGAGATATAATCTTCTTGAGGAAAGTCGAAAAACTCATCCCAGTTAAATACTGTAGTCTCTTTACGAGTTACAGTAGAGAACCTAGACACATTTTCATTTACTAATAAATCCCAATCTCGGTCACTAGAAATTAGCCAGATATCATTGATACCGAACTTTTCTCTATGAACTGCAACATAAGACGCTAAATCGTCCGCTTCTACTTGGAAGTATCGAAGAACCAAAAACTTATCGTTTAAAGTTTCTAGTGTTCTTTCGTACTCTTCGAAGAAAAGTTTAATGTCTTCCTTCTCTTGCTCCGTTTGATCTTTATATCTTTCCTTTCTGTTTTCTTTATACTGTGGGTCTATATGCTTTCTATATGCGCTACTTCCCCAGTCGCCTGCAATAATAATCTTACTACATTCGTATGATTGAGCTAGACTTTCCACTGTTCGCACATAGTCTAGTTCAAAATCTAGTTTTCCTTGATGCTTCCAACGAAATGCTAAATTCATTCCGTCAACAATAAGAGCATTCTTATTTGGTTCCATTATTCTTTCTTTAAAGTTGGCCACGAGTCCACTCCATAGTTTCATTTTCTAGCCATTCTTCAGCTAACATTACATAGCAATCTAACCAAGAAATATACATATGTTTTGTACTTTCCGGTTTAATACTAGTTACTACGAATACTTTTGAGCGTGAGTACTTAAAGAATAACAATGGTTGTTGTAGTTTAAGCTCTGCTTGTTTTACTATCTTCTCCCACCAAATCAAAAGGTAATTAGTTTTATTTGTAAATACCTTATCACTTAGCGGAGATTTTTCATAATTCTTTACTTCTATACAAAACGCATTATTAGCGTCTGGTATATATAAATCGCCTTTCAAGTAAGCGAGAGCCCCCGAACTGGGGACTCTCTCAAACTGTAGGCCAGAGGCATCACGAAGCATATCTCTTACAAGATACTCTCCTCGCTGTCCTTTCGCTCTCGAATCTACCATTATGTTACCAACCTACTTATACTTGAGCTTTTAATTACTTCTACTTTCTCTAGTAATGGATGAGACCACCCATGATTTACTAAATAAGTATTAAGCTCTTCCTCTAATAGAACTTCTACCAGCTTTTCTTTTCCTACCTCATCCAGTACTGTCATAACTTCGTCTAGAAATAGAACATTAATACGACTAGAGGATAAACTGCTCATCAACTTGCGAATAGCAAGAAGAGTAGCCGTGTTTACTCTTGCCAATTCTCCACTCGAAAGTGCTAGAATATCTACTACGTTTCCATTATCTGTGATTTCTACATTGAGTTTATCGTTATTCACGGCAAAGTTCAATGTAAAACGACCGTCTGAAAGTTCTGCGAGATATTCGCTCGTTAATTCTTCCAGTTCTTTAACAAGATTTTCGATCTTGTATGCAATGAGTCCGTTTGTACTAAAAGCTTTTTTCAATATTTCAAGATTACCTTTCTTAATTCCTAGAACATTATACCGAGATACTACTTCTTCGAGTTGTTTTTCAAACTCAGCCGTTTGTTCAGTTATAACTTCTATTTTAGCGTTATAAGCTGAACGAGCTTCGTTCTCTCTTTGCAATACATCTATTTCATTTTTCTGTGTTGCAATAGTATTCCGGATATTAGTAATGCGAACTTTGAGAACTTCTTCGTCAACTAATACAGTAGGAAGTGTACTATCAACCGAGCGATATAACTCCTCCCACTCTTTCTGTTTCTTTGACTTTAGTGCGAAGTTTTCATTGTTCTCTTGAATCTCTTTAATTTTCTTCTGGATATTTGTGTGCTTGTCTTGCTCGATTTTAACTTTCTCTTCTTCTTCAGAGATGTGTTTTTTCTTAAAATCTTCTGTAACGGATTGTTCACAGGTAGGGCATACATTTTCCAAGTTCTCCATCTTTTTGATGATTTTCTGTCCTGAACCGATAGACCCCGCTATAGCGCCTAGCTGTGACTGCAACTCATCGTATGAAATATGCTCGGAAGCTTCAATTGCTTGAATTTCCTGTATATTAATTTCTTTCAACATACTTTTATATTGATTATTTTGAGAAATTTGACGATTTGTTGATGAAATATTTTTAATTTCAGCCATAAGAGAACTCAATGCTTCCTCATCCTCATCTGAGATTTTCGGAAGATTTACAAGTTCTCGTGGGGTAGTATCCGTCAGTTTATTATTTTCCAACCATTTCTCAACAGTGGAAATACGACCTTCAAGCTGGGCATATTCTTGTTCAACCCCTCGCGAAGCTTCTTTAAAAACTTCAAAGAGATTTACATACTTTTCTAGACCAAGCAAGTCTATCAGGAACTTTTTACGGTTCGCATCGGTAGCAGTAAGAAAATTCAAACTAGCGTTAGGATGTTGATATACTACTTGTGTAAAAGTTTTAAAGTCTACGCCAAGCACTTCTTGAATAGTTTTATAAGTATTGGTAGCCGTATGACTACCAATATCTTCACCATTCTTAATGAACTTTACTTTTAAGTTAGACTTTCTTTGAAGGTCGATCTCATACTCATCAGCTTCTTTACTGAACGTAAGGCTAATAGAGTATCCATTCTGCAACTCTCTATTTGGAATATCAGCTTTCTTAATACCTTTGGAGTTTTTATTAAATAGAACTTCTTCCAAAATGAGAGGAATAGAAGATTTTCCAGCGCCATTGTAACCCAAGATTTGGGTAAGTCTGGTGGAAGCTAAATCGAGTTCATTGCCTTCTCCATAAGAGAAACAATTACTCCATTTCAATATTTTTAGCGTAATCATTATATAGTCCTAATATTTCGGGTATTTTATCTTCAGCTATTTCTAGCACGTAAGTTAAGTATTCTACTAACTCTTCTCCAACGGAGAACTCTTTATCCAAAACAAGTGTCGCTTCAGAACTTCGTTTTACAACTTTCTTATCAAGAAGGTCGCTGGAGCCTACTTTTGCTAGGTCTCCGAGATCTCCCTCTAGTTCGTAAATAACATGGTCATATAGCCCCGTGGTCATTTCAGCAGGGTCACTGACTGTTTTACGAATAAGCTGTGGAAGTTCCATCTTCTCCCAATACCAGTCCCAGTCTTCAAGTATAACTAGAACTCCGGTTTCTACTTTCGATCTATGAAAGCTAGTAGTCATCGGACTTCCTGGGTATACTATATTTTTCTGGCAATTAGAATGGGAATGCAAGTCTCCCGCAAATACTTTTGGAAACCTTGCAAATCTTTCTAAGTCTACTTCCGGCTGAACATGAGGGGGTATTTCACCCCTCACATGAGTAAAGACCGGAAAGTTCTTATTCAGCATCTCAATAGAATTCTTCTTGTGTAAATCACAGTAAGGAAGAATACTAAAACCTCTTTCATCTTCGTATGCTTCGTCAATAATAGTAACCTTATCATTTAAGGAATGGGTTACTTCTTTTAACGCCGTAAAGAATGTTTTATTCTTTCTAGTCGCCTCATGATTACCGTCATAAATGAGAGTTTCAATCTGACAACCTTTTACAAAAGTGAAGTATAATTCTAGTTCTTCAATAGTTGGAACTCTATCAAAGATATCGCCGCCAATAATATGCAAGTCGGCATCATCTTCCAACAGATAAATCTGATGAAAGAAGCTGTCATAGCGAGCACGTGCCCAATTGACGGGTACGTTCTTCTGACCTAATTTTATGTGCCAATCGGCGGAGAATAGTATTTTCATTCTTTATGTATTAACTCTAATTCTTTTAAATAACTACAGACATATTGTCTGCAGGATAAAGGCCTAACGTCATATATAGTACAGCTTCTAATTTCTTCAGAATAAAAAATACAAGGAAGAGATTCTTTAGTTCTATCCAATTTTATAGCTGGATAAGACCCCGAATCTTGATAAGTATTTTTATCTGGAAATAGTCGTGAACCTTCTTCGTAGGAGTATAAAACATCTTCAAATTTTATGTTTCTATTATTATAGAAATGTTTTAAATGTTCTATAAACTGATAAGAATCTACAATAGGTCCTATTATATAGTTTCTAGAACCTACCGTACAGCAGCCTCCGTAGTTTCCCTCAAAACCTTGACATTTTTGGCTACAAATACTAGAAGTATCCATTAGCTAATGTCAAACTCGTCTTCAATTGAGGAATCGACTTCATCCTTCCCAGAACCGCCAGTAGCAATTCGTTCCAGTAACTCTTTCTGAGCGTCTGGAGTTGGTCTAGGAAGTAACTCATCAATAGAAGTAGCACCAGCTACAGCAGCTCTCTCGTCATCATTTAAAGGACGAATACCTTTCTGACATTTGAGAGTTTGAAGAGTATATTCAACATTATATACGTTTGGTCCAGTCTTGGTACGCTTAAAGTGAATGTCCCAACCAGCATCTAAGTCGGTAGGGTCGCCCAAGTCTTCAGCAGCAACTAGAATCTGATCCATTAATTTTTTCTTTAGATTAAATACTTTGGTTTTACCGTCTGAAGGATCAATACACTGTACAGAGTAAGACCAACCGCATTTTAAATCAGGGTAGAAGTCTCTAACCCAATCTTTTTCTACGTTTACAAATGCTTCTTTCTGTCGATCAAAAGATAAACACTCCATAGGAATGTTCTTTTCGTTTTCGCCTTTCACCCAGTAGATATACCGAGGAAGAAGATCTCCAAAAATACGAACGCAGTTATCGCCGTTCTTGTAAGTGAATTGTTCTAGTGAGGACTTCTTAGCCCCACCAGCAGATGATGTAAATTTAATACCCATAGTTTTTTCCTTTAGTGTGTGACTTCTTCCCAGCAGAAGAATACTTCCTCTTCTATTCTAGATAGTAGCCTGTTGTTGTCAATAAGTTCAGTAGGAATCGGTGCTAAGAACAGATTCAAACTGCGTTTAGTTGTGGCTTCATATTCAGCATAGCTGCGAAAGCTGGCCAGTGCCACATACTGGGCCAACTCATTATCACCGAACTTGCTTCGGTTTGATATTATTTTTTCTGGGTGCAGTATAAAACTATTGCCTGACCAGTCTTGTTGTGACAAGCGATAGATAGAGTCGTACCTATTTCTAGGTAGAGTAGGATATGTTAAATAGGCAATCAGCGTAACTATGGAAGAAGAATCTCCACGCGTTGCCGCATACATTTTTGCCCAGTTAAAAAGAATCACTGCTATGTTCTCGAAGTCAAGTGTATATTATACGGGGAAATAGCTCCCGTGTCAAGAAATTTTTTTCACATGTCCTTAAAGAAAACATTATACCCTTGCTGAAGGTAATGACCTAACCGAAGTTTGGCTTGCTTCTCAGCCGTCTTTCCTTTAAGATTAATATCTACTACTACAGGATCTATCTTTCCTGGATACTCTCTAATAACTCTCCCTACAAGCTGGGTTAGTAGAGGTGTGTTGCTTACTGGAGTGGCAAGTATTAAACAACTTAAAGGATTAACACTAATGCCTTCCGAGAAAATACTTTGAGTCCCTAGGAGTATGTCTACTTTTCCACTTTGAACTCGTTCTATTTTCTTTTCCCTCTCTGCTAGAGGTACTTCTCCAGTAATCAACTCACAATGTTCGCCTAGGGTTTCTTTTACTCTCTTTAGAAAGTAAACTCGGTCAGACAACAAGAGAACTTTATGTCCTTGCTTTCTATACGCCGCAGCAAGAAAACAAATTAACTTTCCATACTCTTCTTGCCTAACCAAATCATTAATACGGTTCGCCCAAGGTATTTTAGCCCCATCCATAAATCTTATCTTTGTTTGGATAACCTCTATAGTTGGTTCCATATAGTTTTCTTTGGGTGGAGTAAACTTAGTATGCCCAAAATAATCAGGCATAATAACATGTTTTCCATCCTTTCTTTGAACCGTACCAGACAACCCTATTTTATATCTAGCATAACTAGCATCTACTAGCTTACTGAAAGTGTTAGCGGGTATATGATGACACTCATCAATAATAATGGTTCCGAATTCTTTTTCTATTTTTCCACGCAACTTGTAAAGTGTTTGTATATTGCCAACGACTATAGGAGGAGAAATGTCGTACTTCCCAGACCCTATAATCCCTGGCTCTATACCAAATACCTTCCTTATCTCCTTCTCCCACTGGGTTCGTAGAGACACTGTATGCGTAACTACTAGAGTTTTTTGCCCAAGCTTTGCAGCAACGGCTAATGCAGTAAAAGTCTTCCCCCAAGATACAAAAGCATTGATAATAGCATTATCTTCTATAGCGTCATATACATCCTGCTGACTTTCCCGAAGGTCAAATCCGAACTTTGGAAAATCTACGGGCAGTAGTACTCGCTTATCTTTTATTTCATACCCTTCAGGAATTAAGTCGAAGCGTCCAACAGGTATAGATACTAACCCATTTCGTATCTTCCTAACATTTTTAATCATGGTAGGAGCTACGTCTGATCTATATGAATCTATTTTATAGGTCAAAGCTTTATCCAAGGCATTAAAAGCCTGGGGATCAATGTCCATATAAATTCTGTTGGATACTACCGCTTTCAACTTTTATTCATCCCAATTAGACCTTTTTGTCCAGAGAACAAAACTATGTTTTACTCCCTCTATTAACGGTAGAGATTCGTGCGGGTGCGTAACTTGTCCTGGCCATAAAAGAAGATCCCCTATTTCTGTCTTCCTATTACTATAGTTTTGTCTAGGGAAAAATAAATCTCCTCCTACATAAGAATCGCTAAGCTTTATACTGCCAGTAACCAAGGAGTGGTCATGGTGTAAATCCAGCGAGGTCTGAGTCTCTGTAGTATATTTTATTATAAAACAGTCTCGTATACCCCACAAAGTTAGTTTTTTCCAATATTTTTCAGAAATATAAACTATAACATCATTGTACATATCTTCAAACTGTTTGTATAGCTCAGGTAATTTATTTAATCTTATTTCTTGCCCAGGGTACGAATCATTATCTACACTTCTCCAGCTAGATAGTTTTTCACACTCTTTAATTATTTCGGAACAAAGCTCTTTGCGCATAAAGTTTTTTACTAGTATTATTTCATTCGATACTTCGTAAATTTTATGAGTTCCTATATATTTTAAGATCATTTAGACCACATCTCTTCTTCTAGCTTTCTTTTTTGATACTCTTCTTTTCTTTTATGAACTACGAAGTTTTCTACCCAGGCTAATCTATCAGTCAAAGTGTCTAATCTACTTAGCGTTTGGTCCAACTTTCGAGTTAGCTCATCAATAACTACGTCTTGTTTCATATGATACCTTTTGTATATTTCTCAGTAAGGTAACTTCTTACAAAATCACTTCTTACAATATCAGGTATGCCAAACTCAATAAAATCAAACTCGTACATACCATTGATTATCTTAATAAAATCTTTCAATCCACTATTTTTAAGGTCAGACTGGAAGAAATCACCACAGAAAATAATCCTACAATTCTTGCCTACCCTAGTGATAATGCTATCTAGCTCATGGAAAGTCATATTTTGACATTCATCCACAATGATCACACTATCATTAAAAGTTGTTCCTCTTATGTAAGAAGTAGTTAAAAAATTGATAACTCCTTTTTGCTTTAGCTGTCCATAGGGATTATCTCCACGACTAAACAGCTCTTGCATAATACTTACATAAGGAGCCTCATAGACTTTAGATTTTTCATCTTCTGTTCCAGGAAGAAACCCCATTTCCCTTGTGGGGACGGCACTTCTAACTAGAACTATTCTACTGTACTCTTCTTTTTGTAGGTCATCTAATGCTAGATATAGTGAGATAAAGGTTTTACCCGTTCCTGCACATCCATGTAACATTAGGTGCTTGTCAGAATCAAAGACTGCAACTTGAGACTTTGTTAAAGGCTCTATCTCTTTTAAATAAAAGTTAAGCGCTGATAGAGCATCTCTTTTTTGATTCCTTCTTCCCATTAAATTTTCCTCCTGCTATCTTCTAGCTTATCCTCTGATAAACTATATAATAGCCACGGGCGAGAGTTTAAATGTAAAACTTGAGCCCAGTCCATAGCTAATGGAGGTTCTTTTACTATAAAAGCGAAGTTTACTCCTTTTAGCCAAATTCTTGAATGAGTATTTTGTAAGTCTTTTCTTACAATTTTTATTGATTTTATTTTCTGAAACTTTGTCTTTTCGTATGAGAATATAACTCCGTTATTGTCTATCAACACTGTAGTTTTATTTTTTACAATGTCTAGAAACTCTTCATATACGACAATCAGTCTTCTCTTTTTATGTGGTGTCTGTAGTCTCCTTTTTCCAAGAGTATCTCCAGGCTGGTTTCTATCATCTACTACTAGGTCATTGACAAGTAGCAAGCCATCTCGAAGATAGAAATCCTCAGTGCCTAGAGAATACACAGGAAACTTTATAGATCGAAGTATCTGTTTATATGTTAACGATATTACCATACTTTTTACTGAACTTACCCATTGAGTAATCCTCGCCAATCTCAAAGTCACAACCTACAGGAGCGCCGGAGATATAAATACCTCTGTCTCTTTGTATTTCGGTTTGTAATATCGAACAATATTCTTCTACTTCATCGTTCGGAACTTCTGCAAGCACGGAATCGTGAACCAGTGCGAAGATTTTACTCTTCATCTTCTTCTGGTTTAGTATTCCGTGAGCTTCTATAGCCCCGATTAAGTTTATGTCGGAAGCAGCAGATTGAACTAGGAAGTTAAGTCCAGATCTAATGGCATGTCCTTGAACTCCTTTGTTATCAGACTTAACATCAGGTAATCTTCTCTTTCTACCGAAATGAGAATAGATACTTCCATTCTTTCTGATAAGCTCTTTCTGAACCTCAATCCACTCCTCTAGCTTCCAGAAAGCACCAAAGTATTCTTTGATGATTTGTCTAGCCTGGACAACTGAAAGCTTGCCTCCATCTTTAGTAACCTGCTCACTGATTTTATTTGCACCGGCTCCGTACATAATACCAAAGGTTACTGCTTTTGCTGCTTGACGATAGGTCGTATACTTCTCTGCCACATCTTCGACTTCACAGTCTAGTTTAAATACTTTGTGTGCAATCGTAGAGTGAAAGTTTCCTCCAGAACGAAATACGTCCTGAAGCTCCAAGTCATCTGCCAATACGGCAGCGACATATACTTCGGCAGTTGTTAAATCCATTGCAACAATCTGATGGCCTTCGGGAGCACGAATACACCCTTTCACAATCGGATTGTCTCTAGGAAGTTGCTGCATATTCAATTTACCACTAGAAGATAGTCTTCCAGATGTAGTTCCATGAATATTGAAGTTGGTCCGTAAGTGACCGTCCCTATCAAGCTGTGGAATAATCTTATCGAGATAAGTATTCTTAATCTTAGTTTTCTTACGAACATCTAAAATTAACTGTGGAATCTCATGTTGAAGAGCGAGCTTCTCTAATACTTCAGCATTAGTTGAGTTTTCTCCCTTCTCCGTCTTAATTCCAGTAGGCTCTAGCCCAACATAGTCGAACAATAACTTACGCAATTGTAGAACACTGTTTGGATTAAAGTCTTTACCTTCTGCTGCTTGGAAAGCGGCCACACCAGGATGGCTTTGCAATTTACCAACAGCATCAGTAATTTCCTCTAGCATAAGATCTTGACTCGCTATGAGCCTTTCCTTATCAAAAGGAACTCCGTTATCTTGAACAGCCATAAGGAACCTACAAGCGGGCAACAAGATAGTCTTGTACACACGCATCAAGTTAGGATTACCCTTCTTCAGTGCTCTTTCAAACTTCTCAAAGATTGTGAAAGTAGCACAGGCATCGATAGCAGCATAAGTCTGCATAACTTCAAAAGGAATCCACTCCCATTTGAAATCATCTTTTAGCACACCATTCTGCTTACGATACTCGTCCATCCAAGTATACATAGGTTTTTCATAATCGCCGTAGTCTGTATACTTCATAGCGAGCATCTTCAGGCCGTGAGTGCCTGGGTTCTCGTCAAGCATATAATGCATGAGCATTGTATCTTCAAACTGTGAGAGTTTCACATTGAAATGATACTCAAACATTGGAATATCGAACTTAGCGTTATGGAATACCATTCGCTTCTTATCAAATAACTCCTGAAGTTTCTCTTCTACAGACTCATCAATAGTATCGGCATTAATATAAGCACCTGAATCAGGTTTATAGCATAAGCTAATACCAAGAATATACCCATTCCGAGGATACAGACCAGTAGTCTCTGAGTCGATTCCGATAAAGTCGTAGGGCGAGTCAATACATCTTTGAATGTAATCCAAAGTCCCTTCAGTTGTTGTAATACCGACAAATTTTTCGTCATTTATTTCGGCCTTCTTCTTGTCGCCAGAAATATACCCGATGATATTGTTTCTAGCATCTTCCCAAGTCTTCTTAGCCTCTGGCTTAAAAGATAGCATTGCAGGATTAATAGTAGGAAGAAATTTATCGTCTACTATAGTTCCGGCATATTGCATAACTTGAGTTACTTTCGTGTAATATTTTAGTGGTTCTGAGCCAATTAGAATTATCCATTCATAGGCATCAGGGTCAAACTCCAGATCTACGTCCTTCATTAAAACTTTGGATAGCGTAGGGTCTGAAGCAAGAGAGAATCGGTCAAATTCAAACTCATTCTCGAATAAGCGAACGTAATCGTTTCTACTTGGTTTTGATTCAATCAAGGCTATACTAGCCATATAGTTTTCTCCGCAGTCCAGTTACTTGGTTTTGTCCGAGTGAGCCTGGATCTCCAGACTTTAAACTAATTACTCGAACGGGAAAGTCTCTCGCTAATTTCTTTACGTGTTCTGCTGCTTGAACTCCTGCTTGGTCAGCATCGAAAATCAAGTCAAGGCCCGTAACGCCTGAAATCTTTAAATAATTAAACTTTGTTTCGTTAAAATTCTTAACACCGAAACAACATACTGCATTCTCTAGTCCTTTGTCGTGAAGATTTATCATATCAAAGATACCTTCTACGAGAATAACACGCCCCTGTAGTGGGCGAACTTGTGGAAACAGAGGTAGCTTTACCCCACTAGGGTAGAACATATACTTATTGTCTAAGGTTCCTGTTTCATCACGACCTTGGAAAGCGACTATTCTTCCACTGGCGTCCTTAATAGGAAAGTTAATCCTCCCTATAAACTGCTTATCATGATGACGAAACGCTTCAAATTTTCTATAAGTTTCTGGCTTTATGTCTCTCCAGTTTCCGATATAAGACATAAATCCTTCGGGCATCGAGAGACCTACACCAGCAGCTCGTAAGTTATTGATAAGTCTTTTTAGTTTTTCCCTACGCATTTCTGTTTCACTATAATCTACATTATAGTGGCGGAATAAACTACCTTTGTAGCCGCAAGAGAAACAATTGAACACCCCAAGAACTTTGTCAATCCTCATACTAGGATTGCCATCGTCATGTTCTGGATTGAGGCAGCGAATTAAAACATCTCTGCCAGAGAGTTTGTAATAAATACCTCTCTCTTCAAGTAGTTCAATTACTGCACTCATAGTTCGTATACCTCTTCATCGGGACCGTCTTTGTCTTTAATATAACCCGTCTCAGGGCCAATAGCTAAAGACGCCCAGTCCATAGTAGAAGTAAAACTTACTTCATCAGAGTTTCTCATTTTTGCACAATTAAAGCTAATGATATTATCTTCTTTAGCATGTGCGTCAAGAGTAAAGGCTGCATCCGCAGCATCTAATATACCCTTAGCAAATCGAGCTTCGCCGGAAGCATCAATCTGATAAGGAGACACCATAATAAAACCATAGTCTTGTGCATAAGTTTTCAACGCCTTACTTACTTCTATCTGTTCTGTCCAGTCATACTGACCCATACGCCCATTGGAAACCATAGAACGCTTTACTTGGTTGATATAGTCAACGATTACAACTCGTGGCTGTAGTCTTGCTATCTTCTTATCTAGCTCTGTACGAATATTTGCTAGAGTAAGAGACGGTGAATATACAACGTCAATCTGCTTCTCTCGCAAAGGCTTCGCTGTAAGCTCATTGTGATAAACATCAAAATCACGATGTGAAAGATAGCGAGAAAGTGCTCTCTCGCCGTCTTCAAATCGTTGAGACCACCAACGAGCAACCTGTTCCCACTCACCTATAGATAGGTTACGGTTACGTATTGCAGCCGCAGGAACGCCAGTAGATATACTACATATCCTCTGCATAGTTGCTCGTGATGACATTTCTATCGTAAAATACATTACGGAATGACCGGCTTCATAAGTGCTAGAAGCAATATTAGCGCAAGCAATAGACTTACCAGCACCACGCTTACCACCAATAAGTACAAGATCGGACGGGCCAAAGGTTTGAATACGGTCGAAATCGTGATTCAATCCTAAAGGAACATTCTTCTCCAACTCTTCAATCGGGTCAAACAGTTCCATTTTTCTCATGTTTGTACTTGTATCTTTGAGGTCAACTTTTTCCTCTACGGATAATACAATATTCTGTAGGCTCTCAATATTTTCCTGTGCGGATTCCATTGCAATCGAGTCAGCAAGATAGGTTTCTAACTGATTCATGATTTCAATTTGAGTGTATTCATTCTTGAGATACTCTAGTAGAGTAGCACCGTCTATATCTACTTCATCTACTTTCTCCAAGGCGAAGAAACGGTCACGAAGGGTCGCGTCTCTTACGGAAAGTCGTAAGTCATCAAAAGTAGGAATGATACTATGAGTTTCTACATACTTATTTATGTAAGACCATATAGAGGCAAACTCAGTTGGAAAGTAGTGCTTTTGGCAGTTCGACCAAGTTTCTATATCGCTTTGCGCGATAATAGTCTTGAAAAGAACGCTTGCCAGGTTCACTATTGGTCATCTCCGTAATAAGTATTAAGCGATAAAAAGCCAGAGTGGGGCACTACACCCCACCCCAGCAGGGGGAACTAGGGATTAGCCCGCAGCTTTAGCTGCTTTTGCTGCACCATCATAGTTAGAGGCAGTAAGACCACGACGAGTCAACATAGTCTTGACACCTCGGGCAGTTTTGCCAATTTGCTCTGCGATTTCTTCGACAGACAAAGAAGCTACATCTACACCTTCGAGAGGATCAGCTTTAGCCGCAGCCTTGCTTTCCTTTTGTGCAGGAATAGAAGCAATAGAGCCTTGACGTAACAAAGATAAAGCTTTACCACGAATTTGATTAACGGTTCGGCCAAGAGCCTCTGCGATATCTTCGAGGTATGCGCCGTTAGAGGCGTGCTTAACAAACTCTGCTTCTTCAGCATCGCTAAAGGTACGAACACTTTCTACTTTAGGAGTAGGTTTGACGTGCTCGGTCAATTGCATAGACAGCAATTTACCTTGGATTTGCTTGGAAGAAAACTCGCCACCTTCAAAGGCTTCAGCGATTTGGCCGTAAGTATACTGGCCAGAGTTATCAGTTACGAAACTATTCAGAGTAGTTTCTTGTGCATCGGAGAACGCACGAGTAGTTACAGAAGCAGAAGATTCTACTTCGTGACCCATTTTACGCAGCTTAGAGGCTACAGAACGGGGTGATGTTTCGAGCTGGTCAGCAGCTTCGACAACAGTTGCGTAAGTTACTGGGGATTCAGAACCTACGAAATTGGTAAGAGCGGAAGTTCGCTCGTCAGTCCACTTTGGAATTGCCATAAAATTAATTTCCTAATAATTGGTTAAGGTTAGTTGTGATAGAGACCCCACTATCTCTAGCTTTCTTGGTTTTTGAAGATTCTAGTCCACTCTCATTCACTAGGATTGTTACTTCTCTTGTTAAGGAGGATTTCACAATATATCCCTTGCTAATGAGAACTTTCTCTGCTTCTGCTTTAGTTTTAAAGGATGTCAGTTTTCCACTAATGCAGACAACACCCTTAGGCTCAATAACAGAAACAACTTCATTTGACTCAAATGAAAAAGGTAGCCACTTGTACTCGCGGAGAAACATGGTATTGTACCAGGTTAGCAAATTATTGCTCGCCTTAGGGCCAAGCCCCGCCTTAGTACAAGCCTCCTCGTTCAGGTCATAAATACTACTTACTACAGAACATAACTTTGATGATGCCGATTTACCTATTAGTGGAATAGAGAAAGCGGGTAGGATTTCAGAAAGACTAACTTTCTTGGAATCTTGAATCTCTTCAAAGAGTTTTGCTGCAAGTTTTTCAGAATTAAGAGCCTCTACCATCTCACCCAAACTCAGTTCATAGATTTGAGGTATTGAAGTTATTCTGAGTTTCTGAATAGATGATGGCCCTAGTCCCTTAATTTTCAAAGTAGAGGAAAAGTGTTCGATTAACTTATAAGTCTTAGACTCACAAGAAGTATTATAGCAGAACAACTGATCGTTTTCCCACACCAAAGGTGAAGAACAACTCGGGCAGTGTGTTGGTGCTACAATTTCTCTCAAAAGACTTTCTCCTACATTTGAATAGATATTATACGGGGTTTGAGTTGAAAAGTCAAGAATTATTTTTTCGGAATAGCTAAAATAATCTCCTTCTTTATTTCGAAACACTCTGTATATCCACCGAACTTTTGTTGGGGTATATACTTGAATTGTTTGTATTCTTCGTGTAATGCTTGTTCTAGCGTCCACACATTAAAAAGTGAGTCGTGGTAAGTTCTCTGTATACGAATTTCGTAGCCATTAAACCCACGACTCCTTTTCAAAACGTCTTTCCAATTTCTTCCTGAAGCGATGCCTATCTTGAGACATTCTCGTTTCATAGTAAGTTTATTAACTAATACTACGCAGTAGAGTACCCCTTCGCGGGTAGCTTCTTCAGGATGATTTTCAAAATAAGTAAGGTTATAAACTCCACTCATCTTATAATTTTAGGAAAAGGGATGATATTACCACTTGGTTTATCTTCTACCGAATCTGCTGACTCGGATATATAGATAATACCGTCTTCGGATTCTTCCATTCGTTCCTCGAATCCTGGGTCAAGATATGCTTCTAGAGCAGTAATCCATCCTTCCAGAATCTTGTCACGAGTTTCTTTTTTGATAGCAAAGAAATAATCATATAAGCCTGCGGCAGATACATAATGACTTCCATTGTCTTTCAAACCAATCCACCCAAAGATGTTTTCGTCTTCTATACTATCATCAAACATTTACTTCCCCTTCTATGCGTCTCACGACTCTTGGTATAATTTCACCGGATCGAATTACTTCGACAGTACAACCTATTTCAAGGTTAAGCTCGTTAATATACCGCATATTATGTAATGTGGCACGACCAACAGTAGCTTCTCCAATGAGCACAGGCTCTAGGATAGCAACAGGGGAAACCACACCGGATTTACCCACTTGCCAGATCACATCAAGTAGTCGCGTAACGACACCTGGAGGTCTTTCTTTCAAAGCAAAGGCACCACGAGGGTGGTGAGCGGTGTAACCCATCTCTTCATATTTCGCATTGTTATCAACACGGAACACTAGACCATCCTGCGGGTATCCTGCCCAGTTAGACGCAAGAACAGTGTCGAAATTGTCCGAAGAGAGATTCGACATGTCTTCCGTCCACAACTTTTCCACACGAGGCTGAATATCATAAGCTACGAATCGAACTTCTCTAGTGAGAAACTCTTCTTCGGACTTGAGATTCAGCGCACCAGAAGCATAGTTTCTAGCGTTAGGAATAGTCTCGGGGGCAACAACTTCTCCTGTAATCTGAACAACACCCTTGCGAGTAATGCTAGTAGGAACAAGATGTTTAACTTTATTCATAATATTTCTACCCTTCTTACCATTACCCCGAGTAAGAGCCAGCACTAATTCACCATCGTAGTAGCCCAGCGAAACCGCTGCTCCATCTAACTTGGGTGTGATTACTGTTGCTCCAGTAGCGTGGTCGTAAGGAGGATGTTCTTCACCTACAAATGCTTTCTGTAAACTGTACATAGGGTACAAGTGATCGAACTCGAAGAATTCGTCAGAATATCCTACGTCAGTATAGTTAGCATCAGCGGCAAGAACATCAAACTCAGCATCAGAAATTATGGGGTTGCCCTCATAATAAGCCTTGGCTGCTTTGGCAAGAAACATATTAGTCATAAATACCTTTGATTTAAAAAGAACATTATGAGGCCATTTCGTTAAAATGTCAAGAACTATTTTTGATATAGGTCTCGAATAGTTTCTCCGAAATGTTCCTCCAATACTTGTTTACTCTCGGCTAAAGATAGTATCTCCGCCATAGCAATAAACAATTCTTTTGAGGTTTCAACTTCAAGAGGAATAGAGAGACCCTTATTAGAGGGCTTCCATTCTTCTTCAAAGTCAAGATAGTATTCCCGAAAATGAAGATATTCTTCTTCTCGGAACTCATTCACCGTTAGTCGAACCTGTCTATAAGGTTCTGATACGATAATTTTTGAGTATGCTTCCATCATTCATTCCTTAACACGTTGGATAAGGGAACGACTGAGGTAACATTGTCAGCTTTCATAAGGCGAAAAGAATCCGTGTCCCAACAAAACATTAGGACAGTATCGTCATCTTCTTTCGCTCTATTTTTCTTGTCTTGAATGTAAGGCGTGCTGAAGTCAATCGTACATACATTGTACTTTGTCTTACGGGAGTTGGGACTCCTGTAAGTTATAATTGCATCTCCAGCACTATTTACTTTCTTCTTTAGCTCTTCTTTTTTCACTAATTAGCTCCAGTATTACATTGAGCAAAACCTCTTTTGTCTTTGTAATTTTTGGACTATTAGTGGTTGCCTCACGAGGGTGAATACGCGGCTAAGCATACTCAACCCCCGTGTGGACTTTTAAGAAGCTACTTTATTCATAGCATCTGCGAAGTATTGTGCAGCTTTACCAGTGAGCTTTGAAACAATATCCTCATCAATAGCTACACCAGCATCATTAAGAGCTGCTGTGAGTGCTTCCTGTGCGGCAGCTTTGCTGATTCGAGTTCCGCCAGTTGAAGCGGCTTTAGCACCGCCACTAGAAGCAGCAGGAGTTTTCTTTACATATACTCCAGCTTTGGTTAGAATCATTCGCACACCATTAGGGCTCTCACCCATGTCTTCTGCGATAGCTTTTACAATCTCCATAGAGTTCTCTGGAGTTGGTTCTTCACTTGTGTAGGCATCAATTGCCTGTTGCTTGGATTCGTCAGTCCACGCCATTTTCTTTCTCCTGTTTGGTTTAAAAGGTAGACCGGCAGCATTGCCAGTCGCTTCAAGTTGTCGCATGTAAAAATTATATCCCATACTTTCCTCAATTTCAAAAACATATTATACTAGCTTTCGTCATCTGAGTCAACATATATTTCGGTGATATAGTTAATTAAACTTTCGTAGTAAACATCGCTTCTAAAGATAAAAACAATGAAAAATGCGGGAGCACCCACTAATACTATAGGTATTGTGGTTCCATAATAAATGAGACCACCCGTAAAATTCCATCTGAAACCTACTTCTCGAAATGCTTTTACATTGAGGTAGATTATACAGATGACAGTTGTTAAACAAAATATGGCATAATAACTAAACTCTAGCGGTATTGATTCCATAAGTTTTCAAATGCTCCAATTTACCGAGGTCATATGCGGGAACAAAAGCATTATAGCCTCCCCCAAGATTGTCCTCATTACTAACCTCTCTTATCCACACACGATAACAGGGGCCGTAGCCTTGTTCGTGTGTGGCGTCAAGAGTTGCCATTACTTCACACGAAGTGTGGTACTTGGCTGACCAAGCAACTTCTCCAACAGCAAAGCTATCGGATACACACTCATCGGGCAAGTATTCCATTTCATATCGTTCATCACCAGCGACCCTTCCTGGGACTCCCAGTTTCTCAACGATAGTTTTGACAAAAGCAACAGAGCGAAATATTCTTCTAGCAATATCGGTAAAGCTTTCTCCCGTAAGGTAAGACTCTACGATTTCTGCAATTTCAGCATTGTCAGCGGGTCTGCCACGCTTCTGTGCTTTTCGGGTTCTTCGGTACTCTTGGTCGCTCTCATAATCTTCAATAACTTTAGAAAGGCGACTGGTATTATAGCTAATATTAAGAATACTACACGCTTCTTTTTTTGTAATCGGCTTTTCCGCTGACAAAAGTCGTATAACCTTTTTAATGTTTGCATCAGTTAGATTTTCTCCTTCTTGTTTTTTAATACCTCTTCTCATGCTACCCTCGTAATTCGTTGTTGATAATCTGCAAAATCTTCATCCCACCAGTAAGGCTTGTCTCTATACTTCCAGCTTGCAAAAGTAGCTTTGTCAAGGTGATAGTAGCGTCGATAAGATTCTACTGGGTCGTCATAATCTTTTAGTTCTTCTGGCATGGCTAACCCGAAAGTAGTAAAACCTACACGCTCCATTCTTTGAGGTTCTGGTAGGTTATTTACTACTTGGGCTATAGACTTATGATCTTTTCCGTAACGGTAACGATACTCCTCATTAAGAGCATTACCGTAGCAGTGAGTCCATTCGTGATTGTCGAGAGAGGAGCGAGCCCATATCGTACAAGGATGATTATACATCATTGGTAGATAGGGGGTCAAAGGTCTTTCCTCTGGTGGAAGATGTTTGATTTCTGCCTTGAGACCGTTAAGATAGTCTCGTTCATTCTTGTCAAGTGCGCGAGGCACAAAGCCAAGGTACTCGTCAATCCAGACTGAGGTACACAATATCTGAGCTACTTCTAAAGGCATTTTAACAATGTGTTTGTCGACATGAAACTCGGCACAACGGTCGAGGTCGTCGTCAAGATAAAATAAATTCATAACACACTCTTTTCACAATTTCCATTATTATAACAGCAGAAGAAAAAAATGTCAAGATTTATTTTTGCCCTCAACTACCAATGACGCAGTGTATTAGCAATTATGAAGAAGCAGGTAACAAAGTTTACTAGAACGAGAATGCTACGAAACGCCATAACGTAGTTGTCGTAGCCCTCTGTTTTGTCGTCGCTAAAAGAACCAATTGCAAACTTCCAGATTGTTATTAGCTTACGCATAATCCTGCCGCTTCATTTTTGTCAGTCTTTTCTGAACTAAATCTTCTAAGGTACTACTATCTATATGGTAAGATGTTCTAAGGATGCGTGTCATAGCGATGACATCTGCTATTTCTTCAGTAAGATTTTGTAGATACTTAGGGTCCTCTTCAGTTCCGTGTCTCAACACTTTGGAGCAGGCACGAATTAATTCACCACATTCTTCCATAGTAATTACTAATTGTTTCAACTTATTCAATTCCATTCGTGTATTCCATTAGTTCGTCAAACCCTCCGATACATACATCATCTACAAAAATCTGAGGAAAGGTTTTAAATTTAACCTTTGCCCAGAGTTCCATAATAGTATAATGATCGTCCAAGTGATAATATTTATAATCTAGTTTAAGGTTTTTACATACGTTCTGTGCTTCTACACAATAGTTGCAATCCATCTTTCCATAAATTTCTATCACAGATTCTTAACCTTATAAAAATTAATATGGTCGGTCCAACCCTGAAAGGATTGCCGAATATGGCACCAGAACTGCCCATTATAGGGTGGCTGGTTAGTGTCTTTAGGGAAGTTTAAGTTAGTTTGTTTCATTTACTTTTTCCTTATCGTTATAAATAGCTACTCGCATATTTGTTTCTTTATATTAGTACCAAGTTACGCTACGTGGCTTGCTCGGCTCTATTTTATAATAATAGAAAGCCAAACTGATTCTATCCAAGTCATTTTCAATAGGTTCGGGATGTCCATGAATTGAAATACTATTTGTTTCAAAGTATACTGCCTTATTAAACTCCGGAGAAATTCTCTCTATAGTTTTTGTACCTTCTTTGAGTAGTAAATCTCCGCCTGGATCGTTCCAATCAGGGGTTAGATAAATCAATAAATTAGATACTCTAGTTAGTCCTTTATTTAAGGAAGCAGATTGTTTAAAATCTGTGTGTAAGTTTAAATAACCTCCTTTCTTTGTGATATGAACCCCCCCTCCTTCCATGGTAGGGTCTGGTACTATATTTCCTAAAGGAATTATAGAGTTTAAAATATTCAAATTTTCTAGGCTTGAAAAATAGTTTAAAGTATTAAACAAAGGATTATAAGGTAACTCTGAGTAATTTCTTACATAATATTTTTGTGGAGAAGCAAGGACTCCTTGCTGGGTTGTGTCTGGTACGGCCCTAAAATTATTACCACAGTAAAAAGAATTAATCTGTTTATAAATTAATTTAGCTATAGGTATGCTTAAGAAATTTTCCATAATAACGTAGTTAAAAGGCTCTTTGCACTTTTTTAGTATTTTAAAATTATGGTTTATCATGCTGTTTTTATCATCTCTGTCTCCAAGTCTCCAATTCTGAAACATTCTAAAGCAGTATTGGGCGTACAATTAACTATTCTAGCAGCTATTTCTGGCTGTACATCGGCTACATATTGGAAACTCTTCTTAAAACTATCCCAAGGACTCGCTTGCAAACATTGCTCAGGGTGGTCCCCAAAAAAGTGTTTTTTCTCCCCTTCTTTTACACCCATATTAAACCCAACCATAATAAACTCTGAACAACCCATTAAAACAGCTAAATTTAAAACTTGAAATCCGGAGTTATCCCCCCAATGTATGCTCCTAGGGTCTAAACTTAGTCCTTCTCTATCTCTACCGTGTATATACTGTAAGTTTAAATCATCACATATATCTCGCCACCCACACCAGGACACTCCCTTATAAATATCCTTCACGGAATTTCCGTGGTAGTCCCACCAAGCATGATCTAACGCGTAATGTTCATTTAAAAAATTAACTTTTCTATAAGCATCGTTACACCCGAAAAAAACATGGGAGTTCTTATACTTTGAAATAATTTCTACAGTTTCATCTGTTAGTGACGGTCCTGTAGCAATTATTACCGCAGGTTTATTTCTATACCTTATATCTATCATAATATTGAAAAAGCCTCTTCTCTATGTTTTTTCCATAACTCTACTAAGTCTTGTCTAGGGTGATCTTCAAAAGGTTCGTCAAACCAGGAGGGCTTCCAAGGCTGCCACTTAACTTCCGTAAAATGAATGTGCCAAGCATCTTCTAGCAAAATATTATTACTGTATACAAAATCTACGTTGTCAAGAGCATTCCATCGGGTATCTAAGTCCCCCCTTTGTATATCGAACTTATCATAGTTAGTTCTATGATAGCTAGGTTGTTGTTTTTGCTCGCTTATAGGAGCAAAAATATTCTCGCAGGCGGCACAATCAAATAAAATAACACAGCTTCTAGCTTTTCTAGAAAGAAAGGGTTTATTATTCAGGTCTAAAGTGTACAATTCTGTTATGTCTCTCAGATTTAGTTGATCAACATCCATATAAATAGCTCTGCTTTTAAAATTACAGTACTCTGGTATAGCCCATCTCATACCCGCAAAAGGAGTAGCCCACTGAGAAGAATCAAATTCTCCCATTATACCCTCTTCCTTATTTTTAAGATAGTGTATTTTTATAGGGGAAGAGGAGTACTTACGCAAAGAATACTCTAAGGTTATTTCTGCCTCCCTATCTTCGTCGTCCACCGAGGTACCTACAAATATATTTATTGTTTCCACTTAATACGTCCCTTTTTAGGTAAATGAGTGTAAATTTTCAAATAGAGCATTGACTTTATGCCTGCCAGTTTCTAAATAGTTTTCGTTCATTTCAATGTCTTTAGCTACAGAGCTTGTCTTCCACAAGACTCCTGACCCAGGCAAAATATTGGTGCAAGGTATTCCTAATATGTAGGATACTAGTATTCCATGAAAGCTTTCCGAAGTTACTGAAGAGTATTGGCATAATTCAGGAAGAAATTTATCCAATATCTGTAGAGTTTTTATTCCAGAATGATGTCTAATATTTCCTACTCCTTTTCCTTGTATTACTCGTTTCTGTTTTATAGTTTCTAATATATTAGATGTGACTATTATATCCGGAATAATATCGCAGTTTAAATTTTTTGCGCTAATAGTTTCTCTAGCGGATATGTATTTGAATTTAGTAAGATCGACCGAGTTATCTTCAAAAACAGTATTTATAAGTATACTAGGAAAGTAATGAGATACCTCAGCCAAGTCATTTCTTCTATTGTGGTGAAAGGAGCCCTCTCCATTTACAATCACCAAATCAGCTTTTTCTAGGGTCTTGCTATGAGGATTTTTATCGTTTACTTTAACCGTACCAACTAGCTCTATACCCACTCTATCTAACTGTTCTTTGAATGTTTTCATCACAAGCTCGCAGCCAAAATGAGGGCTAGCAGGGAGAAAAGCATCATTATAAATAGCTACTCGCACAGAACTTCCCTTAAATCTTTCTGTTTAAACATTGTTAGAGCACTGTTGGGTGTACAATTTATTATTAATTCTTTTATTTCTGGTTGTATTGTATTAAAGGCTGTAACAAACTTATTGTAGGGACTATTTTTACTTAATCCTGGGGGGTGTTCTCCAAAGTAATGTTTTTTACCTTTTATTGCTCGCATATTATACCCAACTAAAATAAACTTACTACAACCCATTAGAAATGCTATATTTAATAGTTGATAGCCAGAGTTACTTCCCCAATGAATTAAAGAAGGGTCTAAACTCAATCCTTTAGCTGACTTTCCTTTTATTATGGTAAGTTTATCTTGATATTCCTTTGCTTGAGTCCAAGCCTGTAGATGAGGGTACTTTTCTTTAAAAGTATCATAGTGAAACCCCCACCACTTATTATCGCAGGCATAATGAAAATCTAAAAAGTCTACTACTTTGTAGCTATCATTGCAGCCAAAAATAACAAAATCATCTTTATAGGGACGAATAGTTTCAATAACCTCTTCAGTAAGAGAAGGTCCTGTAGCTATTAAAATGGCTTTCTTATTTTTGTATTGTTGTTGAATCATAATAAAAAAGGGGTCTCGAAAGACCCCCTCCCGCTTTAAGCTGAGATATAGCTAAGAGCTGCAAAGACAACAGGGGTACATAGTACCAAACCAAGTTGCATTACTGCCCCTAGTACATCCCACTTTTCATTTACGAAGTTCTTCATTGAATCTCCAATTTACCCAATAGGTATTGACGTGGGCTTACTAGAGGGCGAATACGATAACTCTATTGTTAACATACCATTTTCCATGGAAGCAGAAGAGACCTCTAAGGTGTTGTCAAGCTTTAGATGTTTCTCGAAACTTTTTCCTGATATACCTTTGTGCACCCAGCTTCTACCATCGTTATTTTCTTTTTTCTCACCCTTAATGGTAAGAATATTTTTGTGAACGTTCACTGAAATTTGGTTTTTGTTCCATCCCGGAACAGCTACTTGAACTACGTAGCCGTGTTCTACTTTTTCAATGTTATAACGAGGATATTCTGGCGCCTGTTGAGTATACAATGGGCTGTTAACTAAATTGTCGAAACCGACAAAGAATTTTTCTAGATTTACTGCATTCATAAGTTTTCTCCTTTTAAGAAAGATGAACTTGCCCCTTTCGGAAGCGTAACAATCGTTTTAATTTACGGATTTTGAAAAAGACACAGTTAGACTGGTATCAATTTCAGGGTATATTATATCACCTACACCAAATTGTGTCAAGAAACTTTTTTGCTCAACTACCATCGGCTAAATAATTCTTGACATAAAAGCCTTAACATCGTATAATATACACTTAATCAGAGGAGATTGTATGAAAGTAAACCTAGTTTGGATTACCCCCGAAGCCATGAAAGTCATCGCCTATTGTGCGAGAGTTAGTAATCCTGCAAATCAAGACAACGAGAGAACAGCACCGAAGTTGTTGAAGTACCTTAAAAAAGAAGCACACTTCAGCCCATTCGAAATGGCAAGTGCTTGCATTGAAATCGAGACTACGAGAGACATTGCTCGCCAGATTCTGCGGCATCGCTCTTTTAGTTTTCAGGAATTTAGTCAACGCTATGCAGACCCTACTCAAGCATTAGATTTCTCTACTAGAGAGGCTAGGCTGCAAGACCCGCGTAACCGACAGAATAGTATTCCTGCGGATAATGATGGGCTGGAAATTGCTTGGCACGCTAAACAGAGAGAAGTAATCGATGTCTCTACTGAAGCCTACAAATGGGCTATAAGTATGGGTATTGCAAAAGAACAGGCGAGGGCAGTATTGCCCGAGGGTAACACTCATTCTCGATTATATATGACTGGTACACTTCGTTCGTGGATGCACTTCTGCGACCTACGAGGTGGGAACGGCACTCAAAAAGAGTGTTCAGAAATTGCAGTAGCCTGCAAAGAGATTCTCTGCCAAAACGGTGGAGACGTCTGGGGAGACTCATGAAACGTATTAGAAATACAATTTTAACTATAGCAATTCTAGCTGGATTGTTATATACTAACTGGCAAAGCAGTATGATGCTTGTCAAACACCCTGAAATGTATCAAGGAAATCCTTACTTATGAATGATGTTTGGAATGGAGAGTCAAGAGGAAACAGTGATGTTATGCAAGAGCGCATACGAATCTGGCATAGAGACCGCAATTTGATTGATGGTAGTACCGATAAAGATCAGTTCTGTAAGTTGATTCAAGAGTGTGGGGAACTGTCAGACAATATGTGTAAGGGCAGAGACATGAAAGACGACATTGGCGATATTATGGTTGTGCTTATTAATATTATGGAACGTAATGGATACTCTATGATGGATTGTCTAGAGACTGCGTGGATTGACATTAAAGACCGCAAAGGAAAGATGGTTGATGGCATCTTTGTAAAGGAAGCAGATTTGTGAAACTTGTTGAGGCATTGAGAAAAGGCAATGTCGATATAACGTATGAAAGTTTAAACAGCGGAAAAGAGATTACAAAAACATATACATTAAAAACTATATTTAAAGTAAATTTTAGTCTCTTGTCAAACAAACTTATTGCTTATGATGTAGAAGCAAGAGAATGGGAAGACATTGAAAAGTCTACCATTAAAAAATGGAGTATAAATGAATAGAGAAGAAGTGTTTGAGCAATTAAAGGAGGACGAAGGTGTCAAGTATGAAATCTATAATGACCATCTTGGCCTGGCTACTTTTGGTGTTGGTCATCTTGTTATTGAGAGCGATTCGGAATTTGGTTCGCCCTTGGGTACGTCGGTATCAGAGGAGCGAGTTTGGGAAGCGTTTGAGAAAGATCTGGACACATCTATTGATGAGTGCGAAGTTCTTTTTGGCCCCAAATGGCATGACTTTCCTGGAGAAGTTCAAGAAATTGTGGTAAACATGATGTTCAATATGGGGCGTCCTCGTTTGTCAAAGTTTAAGAACTTCTGCGCTGCACTAGAGGAAGGCGATTGGCCGAAGGCTGCTGTCGAAGGACGAGACTCTCGCTGGCATAAGCAAGTGACGAATCGTGCGGAACGCCTCATGGTACGACTAGAAAATGTATCTTAAACTCATACTTGTTCTAGGTATAGTCGGAGCTGCTGGTGGTGCATACGCGTATCACCAAGTCACTGTTGCAAAGTTAGAGAATGCGGTCATTCAGTTAGAAGCTAATAATCGTACTCTAAAAGAGAACAACAATGTATTACAGGCAGCGGCCGAAAACAATGCGACGAAGGTCGCGGAACTAGAGGCTCGAAGAGAGGAACAGCAGGCTCAGGTAACTGAACTCACTGCTGTAACAGCCTCTTTACAAGCGGAGAAGTCTAGGTTTATGAAAGTATTTAAAGACCACAATCTTACTCGCCTCGCAAGAGCAAAGCCTGGCTTAATTGAAAAAAGAGTAAATAAAGCCACCGCAGGTATCTTTAGAACAATAGAGGAAGAGTCAAAGGAGGTTGAAAATGCGGACGATTAGTATAGCATCATTACTACTTGTTAGTGGATGTTCTTGGTTTGGTGGTAAAGACATGCCACCACCATATGTAATGCCGGAGCCTGTTGTAATTACTAAAATAGAGACAGTTCCTATTCGTATTTATCAGCCGCCTCTGCCTCGTGAAATAGACATGCTCGATGTTAACTTCTGGATAATAACTGAAGAAAACTATCAGGAGAAACGAGCAGAGATTGAAAAGATGCTTGATGGACAGTTTGTAGTATTTGCTCTGACGCCAGACGGGTACGAGAAGATGTCCGAAAATTTACAAGAGTTGCGCAGATACTTTAAAGAAACAAAAGAAATTATTCTATACTATAAAAAGGCCACTACTTATGAGACTGAAACAGAAGATCAATCACAGAATGGACAAGCTCCAGGAGATGATGGAAAGCAATCAACACCTGGAGAATGAAGAAGCGGCCTATGATCTTACCCTAGAAGTAAGTA